TTTGTCGTCATCTATCTCTTCAAAGCTCCCTTCAACAGACAATCTCTTGTCCATGTCACTCAATAGTTTATCAACTTCTTCTCGATTCAATTGGTCAATACTACCGTGCATAATCTCTTTGCGATCAATATATAAACCTGCAACTTGACCCCTAGACTTCTCAGCCGTAACGGCAGCATTCCAATTACCCTTCTCCTCAGCACCTACGCTCAATTGATGTAATCGTTTTAAATGTTTATGTAGATTGACCTCATATTTCTTTTCCTCTTGATTACGAAGTTCTCTTATATATTCCATACAACCTGGATGACGCCTAAGTTCTGAAGCTTCTTGCTTTGCTCTATTCTCCGAGTACCCAGCCTCAATTGCACATTGCGAAGCTGTTTTTGTGTCACCTTCTTGAACAAATAATAAGCAAAACTTGATCTGTTTTGGTGTTAATTTGTCTCTGATTTCTTCTATATTCATTATTGTTTTATATAATACATGTGGGATATTTACTCAAGCGCTACATCGTTCTACATTTGTTCACGGTAAAATCAAGGTAAAAAAGAGGTGTTTTTAGAGGTGTTTTTAACAGCAGAAAAAAAGTTTTTTGGCAGAAAACTAGGAAAACACCGCTACACCACTTTTCCAGAAGTAGCGGTCATGTAGCGGTTAAAAACAATCTAAGTTATTGATAAGTATATATTAATTACCTACCGCTACACCGCTACACCGCTACACCACTATTTACTATTGTTAATTATAATTTTGAAATAAAAATAAACTATACAGTAGCATTGCATAACCAATTAAAAGATGTATAGATAGTGTCTTATTCACTCCCTTTCCCCCTCAACGGTGTTTTCATTCTTCATCGGAGGGGGTTCTTTTTTATTTGACATTGATATCTACATGGGATAATTAGTATATAGTTTAACCAAAAAAGGAGAGAATATATGGCTAAATCAAATGAAGAAATGTTTACTGAATTAGTTGCAATCATGGATGACATTGAAAGCACTCAATGTTTATATCGTTATTTCGATAAAGACTTTGTTAATAAATTCTATGATGTAAAGGATGATATAAAATTCTTAATCAATGATGACTATTGGAATGACGCTGATGAACCTAAAACTTTGGAGGTAGCATGAGTAAGACAGGGGCGTGGGCCTTGGAGCATCAAGAAAAAGAGCAAGAACTACCAACCTTTACAGTAGTTCAAGCAAGTAGTGTATTATCAACATGGATTATTCAATGTAAAGACGAAGAGACAGCACTAAAGATTGCTGAAACTTCAGAACCTGATAATGAGGAAGTAACATGCGCATACGATTTAGAGGTCACTGATGCTAACTAACATTTTACTAGGGCTAATACTTTTAGCCCTAGTTTGTATAGGATTTATGGTATTTGTATTAGGCAGAATGATTGATGAAAGAATTGGTAAAGACTAATCAAAGAACCACTTAGGATCTTCAACGATAGGCTTTAATATTTTTCGTAAAGCTTCCTTACCATCCTCACAAATAGTCAACCACTCTTCTACCGTATAGCTGCGGTTGTGTTTTGGATTCCAGAATTCTACAGATAAGTTGTTACATTTAAAGCAACGTTTGATAGTTTTAATTGGGCTATCAGGTAAACGTAATGGCATAATACCGCCTTTGTTAGCCGCATTATAAGATATTTTTTAAAAAATTTCAAGTGTTATGGGGGAGGTCTAAAGCACTCCCCCTACGAAGCAAGTGTATTGATGATTTAACAGGTAAATGTCAGAACATTGGGAATTGAGGACCCGAACCATCTCCAAGCTATTGCCATGATCTACACTGAACCATTGAAACACTCCTCTATCCCAACTCTAAAAGGGTGGTTCACCCTTAAACTCTATAACTGGTTTACTCTCTCGAAATCGTGTAGTTTTCAAAACATTCTGGGTCAAGCGGTGGTCCGTAGTAAACCGTAGTGGCTTTGTTCGAACCTTCGGTCCATGTTTGGTTGTAGTACTTATTTTCAATGAGGTGCCCTTGTGAGTCACAAACCTTACACTGACCAATTGATTCTTCGTTTTCAAATTTAAGTCTAACATATCCATTTCCTTTACAATTATGACAAATAATCATCACCAACTCCTTTGATGTGTATCATAGTATCGTATAATTTTTTCATAAGCTGCTTTTCTTCTTTTAGGTTTTACATCTTTAACAGCTTGATGACCTCTCTTTAATCTACGTCTATAAACAGCTCCTAGTACAGAGTTCTTACTACGGCCAAAGATAGTACCTATCTGCGAGTACGAATACTTTTCTTTTAACTTTTCAATTAGATCTAATTCACGATCCGTGTATCGTTTTTCAATTCCGCTTCTCATGTATACCTCCTTATTATAATTTTATACAAGCGCTCCCATCTCAAGCGAGTAGCAACCTCTTTACCATTGCGTGGTTCNCNGGTTGCTACCTTGGAAACTTTTTCGTATTCCTTCATGAGCCTAGTTCTAAGAGTATTCTTCTTAACCACGATTCCTCCTTCGTAATTTCATAATAATACCAGGTGCAGTATTGTTTATCTCCCAAGCAATCTCTCATATAACTTTGATAGGGAGAGAAATAGATCACCATTGCCGTGCTAATGACAATCGCAATAGCAATCCATTTCATTTTTCTCTTCTTATCTTTTGTATTTTTCTAAGATATTTAAAATAAAAAAATCTGTTAATTCTTTTTCTTTTAAATCTATCACCAAGAATAAAACCAAGGATAAAAATTAAAACAATAGCTAACACATGCCACACATGAAACATCATGCTGCACTCTTTAATTCTTTTTTAATTGTTGGCTTTTGCTTTTGCCATTCTTGATCTACTAACATGGAGATCACTGCTCCGATTGAGCGATGTGAATGACTAGCAATTATTTTTGCTTTGTTGTACGTTTCCATTTTCGTAGCAACTGATTTATATTTAGTTGTGTCCATCAGGACTCCTTTCTTTTTTTAATAGGTTCGATAACCCAGTTCTTAACGTCTTCCCCCATCACCTCACTTGCGATGTCAATCTTACTGCGAAGACTACGCACAATCTTTTCATCGACTGTACCTTCAGCTATTATATCAACGTAAGTAACTTTATTTACTTGGCCAATACGATGCGCTCTATCTTCTGATTGCATCCTCTTCTCTAAATCATATGAGTTAGAATAATAAACAACAGTATGAGCTGCGGTTAGTGTTAAACCGTAACCACCTGTTGAAGGATTACCAACAAAATATTTTAGTGAAGAATTCTTATCTTGAAACTTTTCAACAATGTCCTGGCGATCTTTATCTTTTGTATCACCAAAGTATGTAGCAACAGAATCTGATCCAAACTTTTCAGATAATGTTTGTTGAATTTTTTTAATATCAAATCTATAGTTCGCCCAAATAATTACTTTACCATCTACTTCATCAAGCACGTTTAGTAATTCATTCATGCGATTACTTTTTATTTCTTTTGTATCACCATCATCAAACGTTACATGACCACAAGTTATTTGATGTAAACGTATAAGTGCTGCCAAGGTACTAAGACTTGTCATTGTCTTACCATCCATCTCTGTAATATTAAAACGTCTCATCTCCTCGTAAGCTTTCACTTGCTCTGATGTGAGTGATATAGTTCTTGTTGTATAAATTTTTTCTGGTAGATCCAAACAGTCCTCCTTTAATACCCGGTAAGAGTATTGATCTATGATTGTATTTAATTCTGGTAGCCGTTGAAATCCTACGACCAGGTTCGTGGACCGTGTTCCAAAATTCCTGCGTACCATAACAGCGTACCTAGATTTAAACGCCCAATAATTTTGACGTGTAATATTAGGACTTAAAAATTCTAACTGCGCATACACATCTAAAGGATTCTTAGTAACGGGAGAGCCTGTCATGATGCGTCTAATCTTGGCTAACTTACTGATTTTTATAGCGTTTTTAGTACGTGATGCTGTTGGTGTTTTGATGGTTGTTGATTCATCGATCGCTAGTAGTGTGCGATTTTTGTGTAAGAACTGTGTCACATATTTTATCCCAACACTTCCACTCAATGCTTCAATGTTCATAAGAAGTATACGTAATGTTTTGTTAGGATAGATTATATCTTTTAATTTTTTCTTATCATCCTTTGTCATTTCACTTGGAGCTTTCCATGCAGCTACAGTATGAGGTATCTTATCTGATAAGTGTGTTGGTATTTCTCCTCGTTCCCAATTGCGATACACACCTTTAGGTGCAATGATTAATGCTGTATCAATCTTACCATCTAAATAATATTTACCAATCTCATCAATTAATACTTTGGATTTACCTGTGCCCATTTCCATGAAAAAAGCATAGTATTCCTTGTTATCTGCTTGCTTTAATGCCTCCATCTGATGGGCATAAGGCTTTGTCTTAAAATAATATTCACTCATTTTTTTATTTTATAGTTGACTATGAGATAAATTGCAAGTAGTAAATAAAAAAACATGGGAGAAAAAGATGAATGATATAACAAAATTATTTGAAGATGTTTCAACCGAGTCATTTAATAAAATAGATGATGAGGCTCTTGGTCAATTGGGATCAGAGATTGAACGCATACGTTCCGTGCAAGAACAATTAGAATTAACTGAAGTAAAAATAAAAAAATTAAAAGAAGAAGAGCAAGTGTTAGCTGATAGCATTACTGATCTTCTTCAATCAAAAGGTGTGTCTGAATTAAAATTGACAGACGGATCTAAAGTAACAACTAAAGAACAACTATATTGCAGCATCAAAGAAGAAAATAAAGAGGGCGCATTTAATTGGGTGCGATCTCAAGGTGATGGTGATATAATAAAAAACATAGTTAGTGTGGATTTCAAAAAAGGTGAAGACGAAGTAGCCCAGGAATTCAAACAACTAGCAGAGGATTCGGGACTCGTTCCGAATGAAACCTCATCAATACATCCGAGTACATTACGTTCGTACTTGAATGCAAAATCCCGTGATGGGGTAGACTTTGATGAGAAATTGTTTGGTGCCTTTAGGCTTAATAAAGTCAGCATCAAGCAATCGTAACTTTAAATTATGAGGTATGAATTATGAATAAACAAGTTCAAAAAAAAGAGAGCAACAATGCTGTTGCGATCATGTCTCAATTCGAAGGAGTTGATACAGGATTTGAAGAGATGAGTGCAGATGATCTGCAGCTTCCTCGCTTAAAACTTTTACAAGCTATGTCTCCAGAATTAGAAAATGATGATGCACTACGTGCAGGTCATGTTCTTAATTCAGTTACTGGAGATTGGTGGCCTACTGATCAAGGGGTTAAAGTTATCCCTTGTGTTTATCACAAAACCTACGTTGAGTGGGCTCCTGTTGGTAGTGGTGCTAAAGGTCCTGTGGCCGTGCACCAATCAAAAGAAGTCATGAATAACACAATACGTGGTGATGATAATAAGTTTTATAAGAATGATAACTCAGGTAATTACATCGAAGAGACAGCTAATTACTTTGTGTTAATTCTAGGGGGAAAGGGTGAAACAAGTCAAGCAGTGGTATCAATGAAGTCATCACAGCTTACGCCAAGTAGAAATTGGAATAGTAAGATGAAGAATTTGAAGATTCAAAATTCAAAAGGGTCTTATTTTACTCCACCAATGTGGTCACATTCTTATCTTCTTAAATCTGAGAAGGCAAAGAATGGTGATAAAACCTGGTATAAGTGGAAGATAGAGTTGGACTCTATGTTAACAGATGAGGCACATGTCACTGAGGCATCTGCTTTTTCTAAAGACATGGGTGCAGCTAAAG